TTAATTCGTTCGTTCATCATAGTTTCGCCCATTCAGGCGTTGGTACTTCGATAGCCCAATGGACTGTACACCAATCTTCGATGCAATTGTTTGTGTTGAGGTCAGGATTATCTACGTTTTGTATCATCTTACCACACCAGTAAGTATAGTAAGATTTCAGAATTTGTTCTTCGGACCACAACTCAACCACATGTTGGTCGAATTCACCTGGAAAACATATTTCATAATACTTCATTTTTTCTTCTTAGCTGGAGACTTCATTCGAGTAGTCTTAGTTGATGTACGACCGGTTCTCTGGTTAGTAGTCTTGGTAGTACGGAATACTCCTGACTTCTTGACAGTCCTTTTAAATAAACTCATCTCTCACTCCTACATGTACAATTTCTGCCCTGATTACAGTCTCCGGTGCAATCTGAGTGGCCTAGACTGAAATATCTGTAAATTCGTTTGAATAACTCTAAGATTGTTTTCATAGTGTCAACTTTCCAGTCGGTTGCGGCCATCCAGTGATACTCGCCGGTGCAGTCACAGAACAAGGAATGGATTGACTTGCAGGTGGTGTCGGTTTATTACAGTTGCAACCAACGCATGTTGTCTTGTATTGCTCGATCTCGCTGTAATGCGTTTTCATCTCCACACGAGCATCATTAAAGGCGTCTGCAAGTAGTGATTTGAGTAGTTCATTGGTCATCGGTCGGTCTCGAATACTCCAAAGGTTTCCCAGATTCAATTTGAACCATTCATCAAAATCTTTATAACGAGGTGTCATTTTCTTTCCTTTTCCTTTTAGTGAGTCACCATATAATATTTTAACCAATATGTTGCGGCCAGTCCAGCAAAATATGCGAATATCCAGAACCCTATGCGTTTCCCAAAATAGCTCTGGTTAAAGAAAGCATAGGTCATTCCCAGCATAAATGAGAATAAATTGAGTGATTGTATGGATATATCAAAAAACATGATAAAAGCCTCGGAAGCGCTGGAAAATCCTATCCGTAATGTAGACTGAATTGTTTGAGAATATTGATGACGTAATCAATAGAAACACCATGAAGGTTTGAAATGTCCTCTATGGAGAGACCACTTTCGTATTCTTCGCAAACTTCAATAACCAGTTCTTTCATCTTACCCATAATTACTCTCCACTTTCTTTGGATTGTACATCATCCTGTTGTTCTTGGCGTGGTACATCTGGCGCAAGTTCTGAAACTCTACCACCTAGATGTTCTACCACCTGTTTGATTTCTTTCCGTATAGGATTGTTGTGTGGCATCCATACAAAAACACGATTAAGAAACCTTATTAGTTCCAGTTGTGTCATAGATGTTGGTCCATTTCATTAATTTAAACTTCTTGTTGTGTCGAGCTTGATTGATATTGGCATCAGACAAAACAGAATTCTCAATCAAAATATCAATCATGGCCTGCAAGTCACCAATTTCTTCTTCCAACTTTTCTTTGTTGGACGGGTCACTCTCTGTCGGATACCTCATATCATATCCGAAACGAAAGACCTTCGAAACTGCTTGCGTTACTTCAGCACATTCTTCTTGAAGTATGAGGAGTACCTCACCAATTTGTTCTTCATTCATCACATTCATCCAAAAATTTCAAAACAGGTACATTATCTACCACTTTTAACATGGCCTCTCTTTGTGTAAAGGCAATCACTTCAAACACATAAACTCCATTCTCTATTTTCGAATGTTGAATAGGACCTTGTCCTGTCCACGATTCTTCTACGATAGCTCGAACTTGGAATTTTCTGACCTGACGGCATCGTTGTATCAGAGCATTATAAATTTCTCTGTGATTGTTTGGGTCAGATTCTACGACTTCAGGCATTTTCATTCAACAACTGTGTGTCGCCACGTGTATCTGTGTAATTGTCAGCAATAAACTTTGCAGATTCTTCTGTTGCGTGGGTTGTCTTTTTCACAATTTGTCCTGCATGATAATATTCTACCATATACAAATTATGTGATACCTTGTGTACACGAGCCTCATGTGGCTGTGCAGTATATGTTGCGATTAACTCCATTTAAAACTCCTTAGGCAATCAAGCCAATAAAACGATTCAAAACAACACGGTTAGAAACACGTGCGCCAGCATACTTCTTGAAAGCAGATACTAGACCACGAGTGGTAGCATTTTCTTTCACTTCGAATTCCGTATCTTCCTCGGTGTTCATAGCTTCGGAACGTAGGAGATAATATTCATCAAAACCAGCATTCGTTGCAATACAATACTTGTTTTTACGGAACTCCATTTTCATCAATTCAAAGTTTGATGAAGTGGGGAAGAACTTACAACATTCACGTGCGAATTCTCGACCTTTCAATATATAGAAACCAATCACGTTGCAACCAGTACGAGCTTTCAACAGTTTAACCAATGTTGAGGTTTGTGCTCGACCATCAGATTGACTAATTGATGAATTTGGGTTATTCGTCAATTGATGCTTTGTCACTGGGTCGGTAATATAAACACGAACCTTAGAACTATTATTACGAATGTGTGACACAAATTCCCTGTTTTGTTCTGGATCCCAATCCATCTTTTCACGAATTGTGTGACCATCACCATCAGACAAAATTGCAAGGTTGACAATCTGCAATCGGTTGTCTTTTTGGAACTTAGGAATAACCTCGTTCATTGCAATAATAGCTTCGTTCAACGGAGTACCGGACATCCACATCCAACGGGGAGCGAAACGAGGATTTCTACCAAACAAGGTCAGAGCCGAAGCACAATATGTAAACTCAAGAGCTGACATACGACTAGACAACACATTGAACAAAGTCATACCAGAACAAATCAAATCATCTTGTTTGTGTTTACCAAACAATTTCATATTGGTGATACCATCTTTATTGCCTTCAACAAAGGTGTATACTTCATAAGGAATGTTCACCTTCTTGCAGAACATCACCAATGCCAACAATTGTTTGATTGTATTGCCAATGTGATTAGACATAGAACCGGACCAATCAAGAAGCAAAACAAGACCGTGTGATTTACCATCAGGCACAATAGTCATCTTCTTGAAAATGTCATCATTGAACTTGTAAGAGAAAACCTTAGACATATTCAATTCACCGGTTTTGGCCACGGAAGCACGTTTCATTTGCTCCGCATTTTTACGCAATTCAAATTCTTTAGCCAAGTACTGTACAGCTTTATTAGTTTCTTGGCGAATCTTCAAGAAACCCTTTGTGTCGATTCCTGAATTATCATAAACCTTATAACGATTCATGAATTCCTTGTAATCAACCACAAAGTCATTCAAATCGATTTTAGGAACATTCACATAGATTGTGCTCGAACCATCAGATTCGAACAATTGTTCCTGATTCTTTTTGAAAGATTCATCGGTACGTGAACCCATTTCTTTGTCGATATTAACACCGTAATTCTTTTCACTGGAAAGTGGTGAATTCAAATCTTCGTGTTCATATTCCTCATAATCATCAGAATTGCTTTCGTCTGATTCCAATTCCATATCAAAATCGAAATCATCATCGGTTTCTTCCGATTCTTCATCGGGTTCAGAATTCATTTGTTTTTGTTGTTCTTCGATTTGTTGTTGCATATACGCTTGCACTTTAGCAGCAACATCCAAAACATCATCATATGTTTCGGTGTTTTCGATTTCCCGAAGCAACTCACGTTCAATCGGATTGAATTTGATGCCAAGGTTTGTACCAACCTTTGAGTGAAGGTTAATACGGTCGATAAAATTCATTTGCTGGAGGTCAGCACCTTGGGTGGAAAAGAAATCCTTTTCGTAGAGCTCACGATAAGCTTTTACGAAAGAATTACGTAGACCAGGATATTTGTATTTGATTTTTCTCTCAATACGGACATCCTCGATAACGTTACAGATACCGGAATTCAGTTTGAGTTGATGTTCTTTGACACAACCTTCGATAGGAGTGTAGAGTGCATGACCAACTTCGTGACCCATAAACAGGTCATATTGGACAGCAGAGATATTTTTGTCGAGAATTGGAACGACCAGGATTCGATCCTTCACATTGAAGGCAGCTGTACGAACATTACGCTGTTCGATGTGAATATTCTCGGTTGCCATTAACTTGGCAAGAATTGACTTGGATTCCAATACATTTTGCATATACATTCCTCACGATTAATACAAGTATTATATCAGAATCCTGCTTACCAGTCAAGCAAAAACTGCTCTAAAAGTCAAAAGTGTTGTATTTTTGCAACACAGCACGATATTTCTTGATAATTTTCGATATTTTAGCGAAATCCAGAGCGAATTCTCGTAACAAATAGCGCTTTTTCTCTGAGGACAGGTAAGCTTGAATCTCATCATCAAGCACTTCCTCACAATAACCCATTTCCAACAGCTTTTGTTGAAGGTTGACATACTCCGAATTGTGATAATTTTTCAATTCAACAGTCAATTCGAACATTTCCTTGTTGTACTCTACGTTAGTGAAGTATAAAGCATGAGCAATTTCATGTTTGATTATGTCGGAAACACCTTCAAGTGAACCGATAATATAGAATGGCTCATCATAATTTACTCCAGATTCACCCAATTGTTCAAACATCTTCAATTCGAGTGGTGTGACATGTTCAACATCTTGATTATTACGCCAATCGTTGAATATGTTGCCTGGAATATTGAATCCGCACCAATAAGAAAAGTAATCTATTTTTCCATCATCATCCATGGACTCATTTAAAAAGTCAAAAGTATTGAATTTTTGTCGATTTAGTCCTTTTAGAGGTGATTCGTAGTACTCCTGCACACGAAAAAACGATAGAGTTAACTCTTTTCGTGTTTCTGCTGTGAAAAGAAAAACTCTATCATTGAGTTTTTTTAATTTCATTGATATTGTTCTTTCATTTTGGCGTAGTCGGATAGCGAGTTTTCGTGTTGTGACAATACAGCCATCTTCCTCAATGCCTCATCGACCAGCTTCCAAGGCGGAACATCAGTAATTTCGTTGTTTGTGAAAATCAAAGTCTCATTATCTTGCATTTTTTTCTTTCTCCTGTAGTTCGAGGTCTTGAAAAGTAAATTGAATCTGTGCGGCTAAGCGTTCCGCCAGCATGGGGTCATATTTTACGAGAAAATAAGCAAAATCTTCAGATGGCACATAACGAAGATTGTCCATAATCTCGCCAATACCACGTAAAATCTGTGTTTCCTCTTGAGGACTATACATAATTCACCTTTTTGATGATTTCCTGTGCTTCCTTGTATTCATTCATTTGAAACAACTCAGCTTCAATACGCAAAAAGTGAGATTCCATGTTCAATTCAGCTGAATATGAGTTCAAGAGCTCTTGAGCATAAGCTCTATCATCTTCATCCGACTGTTCGTAGAAATCTTTGGCGTCCTCGTCATCAAGGGACAACAGGAAAGTTAGGTTATTCCTGTCCCATTCATTATTAATAAAACCGTTCATTGCGAAGTTCCTTTTTATGTTTCACTTTACGAGTATATTCTACATCAGTTTTGTGTCTTTGTAAAGGCTTTATTGGTGTACGACACACCGGACGTTGCATTTTTACAACAAATGATAACTTCTTCATTATCCTCTCCTCATCCTTGAAATTTCCACAGCGTCCTCGCTGTTAAACACAGGTACAGCATTTGATTTGTGCAATGTACCAATGCCAATCATCTTGTCACCCGTATAAACCTTGCCATGAATTGGTTTGGTGCAAGAACCGTGACCAGTATTCAGACTGGGAATTTTAGGTGTTTCTCGGCGATATGGAGTTTGTTTGGTACTTATCACTTTGGTGACTTTTACGCCACGTGAAAAGTTTGTCTTTTGATCCAATACTCCAGCTAACCATTGTTCATATTGTTCACGAACGGCTTTTGTGGATTTCTTAGGTTTAGACTTACCAAGTTGCACATGAATAATCATCAATATCTCCATAACAGATAAACACATTATACACGTTATGCAGATATTTGGCAAGCCCCTATAGTACTAAGGGGAGGATTGTTGTTTTTTTACAACACTATCGATATTCTCTACGTTTTAATCGGTATTCCTTGCTTCCGTGAGAATCACCGTAGGTTTCATCCTCTCGAATCATGCGGCTAATGATTCTTTTGGATTCCGAATGTTCGTTTCGGTGACGTTTTTTGTTGTCGAACTGGTAATCATCATTATAGCTTTCGTTTTTACGAAACTTGCCTACAAATTTTGACACTTTGGTGTTGCTCCTATTTCATGGTTTCAAAAGTTATGCCTTTGATTTTTGTTTCAGGCATATTGTGCATATCATCCGGAGTAACATAACAAAGTTCTGCATCCGGATAACATATCTTAATTATCTTGAGTAGTTGACATACGGTGCCATCCGTATCATTGAATGTGAATATTTCATCAACGCATTTGATGTTTGATAGTATGAATCTTCGTGTCTCAAAATCTTGAACATAACCACCTCTGGCCCATTGCATGAACCAGTCCGAGTGTATGCCGACACATAACCAATCACCTTTACTCTTGCATCGTTTCAAATAATCTAAATCTTGTTTCGAGATTGGGTCAAATTCACCTGTTGTTATTATTATTCTATCTCTTTTGGACATTTAGGGTAACATATCTGGAAAAGCTTCTTTCACAAATTTGTAAGTGAGACCCGGTACTCCTTGGTCCTTCTTGAAAATACCCATAACAACTTCCGCTTCTCTTGGTTCTAGAGACTCCAACATTAGAATTAATAATTCATTTCTCTTACGAGCAGTCATAGCTTCTGCTGTTGGATTGCCTTTTTGGAACATATACAATTTACGCAACTCGGTGGACAATTGACAACGAGCAAACCCGTTCTTATTATCCCAAGCTGGTGCATAATTATCAGGCACATCATCAATCAACCACTCATACTTGGGGTTGAATGTTAGTTCCAATACTTCACATAATGTTTTTGACAGGTTATCACCAATGACCTTCATTCGGTCTTTTTTGTTTTCTGCCTGTTCAAAATCATCAAAAATTTCAAATATGTTTTTCATCAGAATTCCTCAATAACTTCCATCAAGTTTTTCAATTTGTGTTCAATAAAATAGTTTAGCAACTTGTTACGTGGTGCTGCCTTGGTTTCTTCAAAATTATTTATGATTCTATCTCTCACATCACCAGGTATCTGTCTCAAGTCAATCAAAACTTGGTTACGAACAAAACCGGCTTGTGCAGTTTCATCTTCCCACTCACCATAATGTTTGGCCATGAGTTTTTCCAATATACCCTTAGTGATGGGTTTCTGTCTTAAGTCACGAACAAAACAATCAGATGGAGAATAGATGTTTGGTATGCCATCACCTTTATCACCACGAATGATCTTCTCTTTGAGTTCATCTAGAGGTTTATCTGAAACAACATACTTCTTCAATGAAGGGTTATATTGTTTGATTGTATATGGTGTACTTGATGTGTTCCATTGTTGCAATTGCAGGAAGTCACCATCACTGGAAAGAATCAAAACATTTTCATGCATGACCAGTCTCGGTGCAAGTGTGCCGATAATATCATCAGCTTCAGCACCCTCAACATCAATCACCTTGTATGGGAAGTTTTCTTTTAACTCAACTTTGAATTTGGCAAGCATGTCAAAAATCAGGTGCCAATCCAAATCAGACTTTTCACGTGCTTTCTTGCGGCCTGCTTTATAGAATGGGAAAAAATCTTTACGCCAATACTTTCGGTTATCAGCACAAAGAATAACTTCACCGTATTCCTTGAATTGCTTCACATTGTGTCTGATAGTATTGAGTACCATGTGACGTACCAAACTTTCTTCGAGTTTGACGCCTTTTTGGGAATTGATTTGTGCCATCAGTCCACCCAACAGCACTTGGTTTAAGTCAATGAGAATCATAATAATTGTTCCTGTATGTTGTGTATTTTACAACATTTTTTTCATGTTGTCAACAGCCCTGTCAACGAAAGCTTGCGATGTGGTAGTTTTTTTCGCAAGTATACCATAAAATCCTACAGGAATAAGATTTGATAGGTATTCTAATGGGCAAGCCAGGATTGCCTCAAATTGGTCAAAGTGGTCAAACTTATCTGGATC